GGGTACAGGTCTTGGTTCACAACAAATGATGCAAACTTTTGGTTGGGGTAATTATTCACCAGGTGTATCGTTTATGATGCAACCAATGTTTGATGACCTTTTAAGACTACAAGCAATCGAATTTAATGACCACATCCGTAAATCATCATATGGTTTCCACGTTGATGGTCAACGTATCAGATTATTCCCAGTTCCAGCAAATGGTGATACTGGTGCTAAAGTATATTTTGATTACACGTTAGATAGTGAAACTAATTCACCAATCGCAAATTCAAATGTGGTTAGTGATTTGTCAAATGCACCATTTAATAGATTGGAATATACAAAAATCAATTCAGCTGGAAAGCAATGGATTGCAAGATACGCTTTGGCTCTTGCTAAAGAAATGTTGGGCGCAGTTAGAGCTAAATTTTCTTCAATTCCAATTCCTGGTGCTGATGTAACTCTCGATGGGTCAGACCTTCGTAACGAAGCATCCGCTGAAAAAGAATCATTGTTAAGTCAATTGACCGAAATGTTGGAATCAACATCTCGTAGAGCATTGATGGAAGCAAGAAAAGAAGAGAGTGAGTATTTGGAAGAAACACTTAATAGAGTTCCAAGACCAATTTATATAGGATAACCAAATGGCTTTATTCGGTGGACAAAGAGATATGGCTCTATTCAATAAAGTGAATAAAGAACTTATCAACGACATTATTGATACTGAAATCTACTACTACCAAGTTGCTTTGACTGAAACTAAAGCAAATCTATATGGTGAAGGTAAGGATAAGGTATTCAATCAACCGGTTAAGATTCCAGCTCTTATTGAAAGAAATCAGTCAAGTCAAATCTCCGATGATTTTGGTCAATCGTACTCTCGTGAAGTTCAGTTTAGATTTTTACGAGATACATTGGTAGATGTAAATGTAAAACCTGAAGTTGGTGATATTATTCAATGGAATGGTGAGTATCATTTGATTGATGCACAATACTCATACCAATATTTTGCTGGTAAGAATCCACAAACTTGGGATGGTGGTGAAACACAAGGTCTTAACGTATCTATTATATGTGATACTCATGTTACAAGACAAACATCTATCAAATTGGTAGATACATATAGAGGTAACTCACGACAAAATGATAACGAAGTACCATTAGGATTGTAAGATGGCTCAAAAGTATAGAAACGAAGACAAATCGAAACCAAACCTTACTCAAACTCAATCTTCTACAAGTGAAGATGTGAAATTGAATAAGGCAAGGCAGATTCGTAGAGACCAAGACAATGTAAAGAACATTTCAGTTGGTATTTACGATGTTGATTCTGCATTTAAGACATTTTTGGAGAAGGATGTAAAACCTACCATTGAAGATGATGGTAGATTCTATCCAGTTCCAGTAATGTATGCTTCTCCAGAGAAATGGGCAAGTGCACAACGTGATGGATTTATGAGAGACGAGAATGGTATGATTTTAACACCGATTATCTCATTCAAACGAAACAATCTTTCAATCAACACGGAATTATCCAAGTTAAAGGTAGCACAAAATGAAGATGCTCACCAAATGTTTGAAAGAAAGTATACAAGAACCAATAGATACGACCAATTTTCCATTTTAACCAATCAACAACCAAAAAAAGAGTATATGTCGGTTGAAAGACCCGATTATGTAAATTTAGAGTACGAAGTAGTCGTTTGGTGTGATTACATGGAGCAAGTAAACAAGATTGTCGAACAAATCGTGTTTTTCCAAGGTCGTTCTTTTGGCGATAGATACAAATTCGTAATCAAAGGTGATTCTTACTCATTTGAAACCATTTCAGAGATGGGACAAGATAGAATTACTAAAGCAAACATCAATTTGACTGCTAAAGCATACATTGTTCCAGAATATGCGGCAATGGCCAATAATACTAAACGTAAAATTTCGGTTGGTAAGGTATCTTGGGGTGAAAGTCCTAAATTGGGTGGAAATGACTTACCAATTAATAGTGGTAATGAATAATATTTACATATTTATATAGTGAAACAAATAAAATAATGTTATGGAAGAAAAAACAATAGTAAATTTTACCGAAGAAGAAGTTGGTAAGGTTACGGGGTTACAACAAAAGGTATTGACTATCAATACACGACTTGGGGAAATTGAATTAGAGATTCACGAGTTAGAAACGAGATTCCAAAGTTTAAAATCTGAAAAACAAACACTCATTAATTCATTTTCAGAAGTAAAAGCAGAGGAGGTGGAGTTGGGTAAGAGTTTAAGAGACAAATATGGTGAGGGAACTTACGATATTAGAACAAATACCTTTACTCCTAACAAATAAGTAGTCGTTTCCCCATTTTTTGGTGTATTTATAATAAGGAAAACCGAAAATTATATTTTAGGAGAAAATAATGGCTGAAAGAATTGTAAGTCCTGGCGTATTTACAAGAGAAAAAGACCTCTCATTCTTACCTGTTGGTATTGGTGAGATTGGAGCTGCTCTTATCGGACAAACCGTAAAAGGGCCTGCTTTCGTACCAACGAGAGTTGAGTCTTTTAACGAGTATCAACAAAAATTTGGTGGTCTTACCGAAGATTCATACCTTCCGTATACCGCTCAATCGTATTTAGAAGAAGCTGGTGCTGCAACTATCGTAAGAGTGTTGGGGTCTGCTGGTTATACCGCTAACCCAATCGCATTGGTGATGTCATCATCTGCTGGTCAAAAAGTTGCCGCTCTTCTACACCCAACAACAACTACAAATGGTGGTGATTTTACTAAATCAGTAGTTGAAGCTCCATATAGTGCTTCTGCGTTCCAATTGGCGTTGAGTGGTAGTTCTATAAGTAACACTAGCGTAACTGCGTCATTGACTCCATCTGATTCAAATTACATTACTAAAGTATTTGGATACGCTCCTAAATCTTCTAAAGTAGCATACACAATGTTGAACTTCTCAACATTCCAATCTGCGTCTATGGCAGCTCCGTATGATACATCATCTTATGGAACTCCAAAGCTCACTATTGTAACTGCTTCTGTTGACTACACTAAAGCTTATTCTGAAGCATCAACTCCATGGGTTAAGTCTCAAAAGGTGGCAGGTGTAGCAAGAAACTTATTTAAGTTACACACGCTATCACATGGTACAGCTACTAACTACGAATTTAAAGTAGGTATCCGTGACATCAAACCAGCTTCAGAGGTGCCAGGTTCTGAATATGGTACATTTAGTGTAATTGTTAGAAGAGTAGATACTGAAAAGATTCCTAACTCAATTTTCGGTCAAGGTATTAGTGATTCAGATACTAAACCAAATATTGTAGAAGAATTTACAGGCCTCAACCTTGACCCTAATTCTCTAAACTACATTAAGAGAGTAATTGGTGACAAATACATTACTGTTGACGCTAATGGTAAATTATCGACCAATGGTGACTATGACAATGGTTCGGTTCACATTCGTGTAGTAGTTGATTCTGATGTAGACGCTGGTTCTATTGACTCAACACTTGTTCCATTTGGGTTTGGTGCTTTGACCTCACCGCTTAGTAGTACATACACAGTACCTAATCCAACTTACAATGTATCACAATCACTTTCAGGAGAATACAACAAGAGAGTATTCTTGGGATATGATTTTGACTTTGTAAATACTGATAACTTAAACTTCTTGATGCCAACACCAGATGCTAATAGTACACTTGTTGGTTCTGATTTTGATTTGGCAGATTGTCACTCAAATGGTTCATCAATCACATTAACTTCAGATATCGATGCTAAGAAATTCATCGTACCTTTCCAAGGTGGTTTTGATGGGTGGGAGCCGAATCGAGTAGTTCTAACAGGAACTAACATTCTTCCAGGAAACACTCAAGGTTTAGATTGTACTAACGCAACATCTGCCGGTACGGTTGCTTATAGAAAAGCTATCAACGCAGTATCAAATCCTGATGAGTTTGACATCAATATGGTTGTGACTCCAGGTATCATCAATAGACTTCACTCTTCAGTTACCACATTCGCTAAAGATATGTGTGAAGATAGATTGGATTGTTTCTATGTAATGGATGGTGGTGCATATGGTGACTCAATCAATGTGGTTGTTAATTCATTGACTTCGTTTGATTCTAACTATGTTGCTACTTACCATCCTTGGTGTAAAATTCTTGATACCAATAAGAACAAACCAGTCTGGGTTCCGCCAAGTGTTGTACTTCCTGGTGTAATTGCATTTAGTGATTCAGTAGGTGCTGAATGGTACGCTCCTGCCGGTTTAAATCGTGGTGGACTTCCAAACGTAATTGAAGTTGAGACTCGTTTAACTCACGATGAGAGAGATACTCTATATACAAATAGAATCAACCCAATTGCTACGTTCCCAGCACAAGGTGTGACTGTATTCGGTCAAAAGACACTTCAAGCTAGACCATCGGCTTTGGATAGAATCAATGTTCGTAGATTGTTAATCGCAGTGAAGAAATACATCGCATCTTCAACAAGATACTTGGTATTCGAAAACAACACCGCTGCTACAAGAAACCGCTTCTTGTCAATCGTGAACCCATACTTGGAATCAATCCAACAAAGAAATGGTTTGTACGCATTCCGTGTAGTAATGGATGATTCAAATAACACACCGGATGTGATTGATAGAAACATTATGGTAGGGGAAATTTACTTACAACCAGCCAAGACTGCTGAATTCATTGTACTTGACTTCAACATTCTTCCAACTGGCGCTGCATTCCCAGAGGCATAAATTAGAGAAACGACTATTTATTAGAAAGACAATAGGAGATATAAATGGCACAATTACTTGACCCAAATGAAATTATGTTCACCAACTTTGAACCTAAAATGTCCAATAGGTTCATTATGTACATCGAGGGAATCCCTGCGTACTTGGTGAAAACGGCTGCCAGACCTGAAATCCAAAATGGTAAAGTGACTATCGACCATATCAACACTCGTAGATATGTAAAAGGTCGTTCTGAATGGCAAGACCTTTCAGTAACTCTTTACGACCCAGTAGTTCCATCTGCTGCACAAGCAGTAATGGAGTGGGTACGTTTACACCACGAATCAGTAACAGGCCGTGATGGTTATTCTGACTTCTACAAAAAAGAAATCGTATTCAACAGTTTGGGTCCTGTTGGTGATAAAGTAGAAGAGTGGACATTGAAAGGTGCTTTTGTACAATCGGCTAAATTCTCTGATATGGATTACGCTGGTGAAGATTTGGCAACAGTAGAATTGACACTTACTTACGATTACGCTATCTTACAATACTAAAATACCGGATTGTAGTAAAAATTGCAAAATGATAACCCCACTTCGGTGGGGTTTTCTATTAAATTGAGTATATTTATTTGAGGTTAACCAATTTATTAAACAAAGGAGATATCTATGGCTATTCACGCAATCAAAAGAATCGAAGACAACATCGTAGTATACGTTAATGGTGGTACTATTGTTGATTCTTCTACTGAAAACCACTTGACATTCCAAGAAGCTACTGCAGAGTGGGGTCTTGATGTAGATGGTTGGGACAAAGCAAAGTTCACATCAGTTGAATTGGCAGATGAATATGAGTTTTCAGAAGGTTTCGCATGTGATGAAACTTGGAATCTTGTAGGAACTACAATGACCAAAGTAGGGTAATTAAAAAAACCTTAAAAAAGACCCTCACCAATCGGTGGGGGTTTTTTGTATTATAAATCTTTGACTTCCATATTTATATGTGGTTAACCAAAAATATAACAAGGAAAGTTATGGCAGATTTACAAGATGATTACAAACTATCCGATAAGGATGTTGCTGAAAAGTTGAGAGCTCAACACGAGGTTCAACAAGTTCGTGATTACAAATTCCCAACTGAAATTATTGACCTACCATCAAGAGGATTAATTTATCCAACAGACAACCCACTTTCAAGTGGTAAGGTAGAAATGAAATATATGACTGCAAAGGAAGAGGACATCCTCACAACACAATCATATATTAAAGATGGGTCGGTACTTGACCGACTATTCCAATCCCTAATCGTATCTAATGGTGAAGGTGTTGCTATTAAATACGTTGATTTAGTAGTTGGTGATAAAAACGCAATTATGATTGCTGCACGTGTGCTGGGTTATGGTAAAGACTATGAAGTTGAAGTAACCGACCCATTTACAGGTAATAAACAAAAAGAAACCATTGACCTTACTCAATTTGAAAATAAAGAGTACGATGGTTCAGCACAAATTGCACCAAATGTTAATGAATTTCAATTCACACTCCCACGTTCTAACCGAGAAATTACTTTTATGGGTATGACTGAATCAAAAGAACGTAAGGTAAAACATCAAGTTGATGAACTCAAAAAGGCAAATCGTAAATTAAAAGATGAGACCTCAAGAGAATTAACAACTCGTTTAAAAACTATGATTCTTTCAGTAGATGGTCAAACTGAACAAAAGGTAATTAATCACTTTGTTGATAATGAGTTGTTTGCAGTAGATTCAAAAGCACTTCGTGACTATATTTCACAAACTCTTCCTGATATTGACCTTACTTGGGAATTTATTTCAGAGGAGACTGGCGAAGGGAGGGAAATGTCCTTGCCAATGGACACGAGCTTTTTTTGGCCTAACTCTTGATTATAGAAAGCATCTTCACTCTCACATTTTTGATTTGATTTATCACGGAAATGGTGGGTTTACATTCTCTGATGTTTACAATATGCCTGTTTGGGCACGAAAGTTCTATATTAACAAGATTATAGAATTTAAACAAGAAGAGAAGAAGATTCACGATACTGAATCAGCTAAAATACGTGCTAAAACACGAAGATAATGAAAGGCCCAACTTAAAGTTGGGTTTTTCTATATTTATACAATATGGAGAACTTATGAAAAAGAGTCAACTTAAAGAAATTAGGGAAAACGAAGAACTCCGTGAGGGATTAGTCGATATTATTCTTAAAAAGATTGCTAACAAAAAAATCAAAGCAAACAAAAAAGATATGATGGACATCCTCAAGGGAATCTATGGTTCAGAAGACAAAATACCTGATTGGAGAAAAGACCGATTGGGTCTTTAATTAAGGAGTTCAAATGGCTGAAAAGTCTGGAGCAGATTACGAGAAAGAATTAAGAAGCGCAAACGACTATGCTAGAAATCTAGCAAAGGAGTTTATGGAGCTGGATGGTATATCGGAGTCAACCCGAAAAAAAATGGCTGCGATGTCCCTCGAAATGAAGGGGCAGGCTGACATTGGCGACCAACTAAATACACTTATTGCTCAACGACAAAAATTCATTGAAGATGAAATAGCCGCAGGTCATACTATTAGTAAAGCCGCATTAGGCAGACTTGATAGTGAAATAAAATTACTTGAAAAAGCAAAAACTCAAAAGGATTTACAAGAGGAACTAAAAGATAATCTAAAAGATTCGGTTGGTTTAAATAATGAGTTTGTAAAAGCATTAACGAAGGGTGGTATTGTTGCTCTTGGATTATTGGTTCTGGCCAAAGTAGTAACATTCTTTACCGATGCAGTTAAACGTGGCATAGAACTTAACAAAACTTTAGGTTTAAATGTAAAGAATGCTGCTGTATTTGAAGGTAACTTACAACGTGCACGACTATCGGTAGATGGTATGAAGCATGGTATGGATGCACTTACCAAATCAGCCGAAGAATTAGTAAAACAAACAGGTAACATTAATCTATCACCTGATTTGATTGCAAACGCAACTGAAATTTCAGGGCTTCTTGGTGATGATACATTAGGTGTGTCTCTTACAAGAAGTATTGAAAACGCAGGTGTAAACTCTGGCGAGTTAGCTGATAAGGTCAAAGACATGGCCAACGCATTGGGGGTTGATGCAACCTCTGGAATGGAAATGTTGGCGTCCAATCAAGGTATTCTTAATAGTATGACTGAAGAGCAGATGTTAAATCGTGCTAAAGAAGGTTTAATGATTAAGAAAATGGGTCTTGATGTTAAAAAGATGAATGACCTTGCATCTGAACGATTGGATATTGAATCCTCACTTCGTGCAGAAATGAAACTTCAGATGTTCTCTGGTCAACAATTAAATATGCAAGCCCTTCGAGAGGCAAAGGCAAGAGGTGATGCTGCTGGTATCGCAATGGAAACTAAAAAGTTGATAGATACGTTGGGGCCTGCTTATGAAAGTAACGCCCAACTTCAACGTATTATTGCAGATGAAACAGGATTCACCAAAGATGAAATTCAGAATGTGCTTAATGCTACCGAAGAACAAAAGAAACTTGATGAAGAGTTGTTGGAGCTTAGAAAACAAATGCCAGAAGCAACATTGGAAGATTTGGATGCTCAAAAGCAACAAGAAGCACAAACTGCTGCTACAATTTCTACCGTAGGTCAATGGGCTGCTGGTCTTGGTGCCGTAGCCGCCGCCTATCTTTTAATAAAAAAGTTTGGTGGTGGTTTAGGAAAACTAATGGGTGGTAAGGGTGGAAACCCGATTGCAAACTTTATCAAAGGATTTGGTAATAAGAAAGTTCTTATGGGTGCTGCTGCAATGGCATTAGTTGCCGGGTCACTATTCATATTTGGCGCAGCCGTAAAACAATTTATGGAAGTATCGTGGGATGCAGTCGCTATGGCAGTTGTATCTATGTTAGCTCTTGTTGGAGCACTTGCTCTTGTTGGTGCTATTATGAGTAGTCCTATTGGAGCAGGTGTACTTATCGGTGCTGCTGCTATGTTAGTAATCGCAGCCGCATTGTTAGTTCTTGGTCTTGCAATTCAAGAAATCGCCAAAGGATTTGGAATGATGGGTGAACTTGGTAGCCAATTAATTGCATTAGTAATGATTGCTCCAGGTCTTATTGCACTTGCTGGTGTCTTTGCTCTATTGGGGGCATCTATGATACCATTTGCTATGGGACTTGCATTTATTACACCATTCCTTCCTACATTATTGATTTTAGGTGCCATGTTACCATTAATTGCAGGTGCTCTTGGATTTGGTGGTGAAGGTGAATCAGAAGGTGCTGGTGGTGGTGCTAGTTCAGACCCATTATTGGATGAAATTAAAGGACTCCGTAGAGATATTCAGTCACAACCTGTTCAGATTGTTATTGATGATAAAGTGGTGTCTCAAATGAATAAAAAGAATGTAAGAATGCAATCTTATAGAGATGGATTTAAGTAAATGGCATTAAAAGATTTAAAATCAGACTTGTCTAAATTTAGAAGACCCGTTGAAAATCCACTTGTAGAAAAACCACGAGTGAATATTCCAAAATCTTCTAATCAGACCCCATTATCTCAATTTGTGGGTAATACCCCTGATGCGCCAAAGTCTCAAACAACAGCCCCTAAACAAGGTGTGACTCCAACAAAGTTTGATAATTCACCAAACTATTTGGGAGAAACATCGCCAAGTCAGTTTGATAACTCATCAAACTATTTGGGAGAAACTACTACAAAACGAATGTCTTTAGAAGAAAGATTCTTGGGACAAACTGAAACAACATTAGTTCAACAAGGGGATAAATTCAAAGGTGAAACCGAAACGGCAAATATTACTCAAGGAGATAGATTTAAGGGTGAAACGACTCCTGGAGACTACTCCAATGCCGAAAAGTTCAAAGGTGAAACCACACCAACAGAACTAAAATTTACACAACAATTTTTAGGTGAAACAACACCAAAGCCAAGCAATCTTTCAGAAAAGTTTTTGGGTGAAACTAACCCAACCAAGATGAATTTAGAAGCAAGGTTCTTGGGAGAGACTGATATGCCGGATATGGTATTAGAAAGTCCATTTAAAGGTGAGACCACTCCAACTAAAATGAATTTGGAAGCCGGATTTTTAGGTGAAACGACCCCAAGTACCTTTACATTTGACCCTAATCTACAAACCCAAGCAAAAGACCCTCAATTTGTTGACTTTATTACAAATGATGATGCACGTGGATTTTCACCATTCCAACAACCAAAGAATAATTCTACTTTTGTTGGAGTAGACCCATCTCAAACTCAATTTGAGGGAGTTACCCCAATAACAGGTCAGTTTGTAATCAGTCAGTACAATGTATCAAAGCAAAATGATAGTGGATTGGGTAAATCATATACTGATAATAGGTTAAACGAACTATATAATCGGTATAATCTAAAAGAAGATTCTTACAACTCATCAGTCTTCAAACAACCATTTATTTTGAGTGGTATTCAGAAAACAAATGGTGAGCCGGAACGAGTTGGTATAGGTTCGTTTTCATTCATCAGAGGGGGTGCTATTACATCCACGGCTAGAGCTGTAATTGACGCAGTAAGAGTGGGACAATTCCTTTTAACTCCTCGTGGTTTAATTTGGTCTTTGAAACAAGTAGGTATGCAGAGAAGCCAAACATATGGTAAAAAATGGAAACCAATTAATCTACTTTCTAATATAGCAACCCAACATCTTGGTTTACGATTTGATAGACCTGGTGTTAAACCTATTGGTGATGAGACTTGGAAGTATAACCCAAATGCGTCTATAAATGAAAGCCCATTGTTAAACACATATAATACATTTACATTGGGTGGTATAGGTATAGAGTCCGATATTTGGGTATTTAAGGCCCAAATCGGAGGACCTGACTCATTCTATGGTATTGGTGCTAGCGCTCACACAAGAACCATAAATACTTTTACAAATTACAAAAGTGACTCTGTATTACCATTACCTACCATAAAAGATTATGAAGGTATTTCATATGGTACAATTTCAAAAATTGCAAATGGTAACGCACCATCAAAATACAAAGGTGATTTTAGAAATCTAAAAGATACATCAATCCAAAAATCAGATTACACTCAAACAAATCGTAATAAAACCTATGGTTTGCCTGAAACATTTAAGACAAATGCCGAAAGAATCAGGCCGAGTAATTTTAGAGCAAGAACGGATAGTGTATACAACTCTGTATTTAATGCTAAATTACAAAATGATTTTGTACACCTATTCTTCGCATATGATACTGATGCTGGTACTCAAGACTCCGGTAAGATAATTCAATTCCGTTCTACAATCAATGGTGTAACTGAAACATTCTCACCAAGTTGGAATGGTATCAAATATCCCGGTCGTGCTGATAAAGCATATATGTATAGTGAATTTGAGAGAACGCTTTCATTTAATTTCAAAGCATATGCATCATCACGAGATGATATGAAACAAATGTGGGAAAAGTTATCAGAGTTGTCAAAACTTACAATGCCAACTTACGGAAGTGCATATTCTGGCCACATTTGTTACTTTAGATTGGGTCAACTTTGGGGTAATGGTACAACAGGAGTTCCCACTTTGATTACATCATTGACTTATACCATTCCTGATGATTTATCTTGGGATATCACCGAACAAGTTCCAATGGGTATTGATGTTTCAATTGGATTAACATTATTGCCAGATACTATTTATAGTAGTGATAAAAACCACTATTCATTTTACGATACGTTGACATAATATGAACCGATACGAAAACATACAATTACAAAAGGACAAGACTGGTCGCAGATTCAGAACTACTGTATTGTTACCTGTAATTGAACCCGATTTAAATGATATATACATCATTGGTCAAGTGGGTGACCGATTAGATAATCTTGCATTCAAATATTATGGGGATTCTTCACTTTGGTGGATTATTGCAAGAGCAAATGATATTGGTAAAGGTGATTTTACTGTACCAATTGGATTACAATTAAGAATACCGGCAAACCAATATGATATTATAGATGCATACAAGATTTTAAATAATATTGAGTAAAAGTTATGGCTAGTAGTATATTCGATACGGGAACTTTACCAATCCCACCAAGTCCGTTTGATAGTAGAGAACGTGCATACAAACGTAGGTCATATGGTAGTGTTACTTGTGTTGGTAATGACCAATTTGATTGTGGATTAAGTTATACAATTTCATTCAAGAGTAACGAATCTGCAAAATATGCTCAAGGTGGTGCATTACAAGCTCGTGGTGGTGGTAGATACACTCCAAACTCACACTTAACATCGATAAAGACAAAAAACCAAGGTAGTGGTGATATTAACGACTCAGCATTATGGGAAATTGAATTTCAATACACTTGTTATAGTACAGCGCAACTAAATTCTGCTACAAATGCATTTATGGTTCCTGGAAATTTATTAAACATCACCATAGGATATGACCCTGGAAGTAAATTGACTATAAATAACGCTCGACTATATGACTTTAGTTGGTCTTATAATTCAGATGATGGAACATATAGTTGTACCGGAAAGGCATTGGGCAAAAACTCTAAAGCCGGTATTTTGAACGCGGTGACAGTAAAACCATCAGATGTTTCTGTTTCAATTAAAGATAAAGGTGACAAATCACAATCCGGCCATGGCGTCATAAAAAAGTTAGCAAACGAAGGTGAGCTTGCATTAGGATTAACTCGTAGAGATGGTAAACTTACCGGAGCTCGAATACCATCAACGGATGGTAGAGCATATGCAAAGGAAGATTACGCTATTTTAAAATTGCAGAAAGATGCCGGTTTTTGGGATATGACATTTTCACTTGGTAGTGCTGACAATATAATTGTTCCAATGGTTAAGATTAAAAAAGTTGTTGATTATATGGCAGAGAACACCGGAGTCCCTATTGAATTTAATAAAGGGCAATTTAATACGGGGTTTTCATTATTAAAATCAGCCGACCCTAGGAAAATGTGTTTTCCTGGAAAACGAGGAAAGTATGGTGATGATAATGATTTTAGTGCATTAACGGGTACCGATGGTGAGGTGAGTGACATTTATGTAAGTTTTCCTCATTTAATAGAATTGGAAGAACGTATCCTAAATGAAATCAGTAAAGAGGGTCAAAGTTATACACTACCTACTTTTTTTAATACGTTGTTTGGTGATTTAGAAATCGTGTCGGGTGGGGCCATTGATTGTTTTTTAACAGCAACATCAACCGGATATGCCATAATCAATCGTAAATATGATATTAAAAAGAGTGGATATAGTACAATTAACTTATATAGTAAAGATTCCGCTGTAAAGAGCGTAAATATGTCATCTAATCTTGACCCTGATATGGCGGCACTTGCATTTGCAGGTGGTAGTGGTAAATATCCTACCGCATTTGCAAATAATTTGTTTAGTGGATGTACACGAAAAGATACAAAAGCCACTAAACCAGTAGGAGACCCAGCAGCTAAACTTCAAGAAAAAATAGATGATATTGGAAAAAACTATAAATCAGAAATCGTATCTGACTTTCAGTCAGTATTAAGAGAATATATAAATTCAAACGCAAAGGGGTTTGCTATACGATATGGTATTGATTTATCAATAACAATGGATGGGTATTCTGGTCCTGAATTTATGCAAAAGTTTAGAGTAAGTCCAATGCCAGCAGCAGTTTCTGGTGCAAGTGTTTACTTTGTAGTTGGTGAGATTGAACACACTTGTGATGGTGAAACGTGGGATACTTCCATAGTTGGATATATGATGGTTTCAGTATAATGGCAACACGAAAAAAAATATATTATCCAGAAGGTCAAATCCAAAAAGGACTCTATACTGAAGGTAAAGAGTGGATGTTGGAAGACGGTACTGAATATGTTGGAGATTATCACAAATACTCCACAGGTGAAGTATTTACCAAATCATCGTACATAAAAAATGTATCTGAATTATTGATACCATATGTCAACTTGAATATCAGAGAGTTTAAAGAAAAGTTTGAGTATGACCGATTGATAGGTGAGCCGCCAGAAGATTTTGTGTTTGCTACTTATGGAGTAACCCCACCTACTCAAAAGGAATACGACTTTGGATACTTTAAAAGATATTTTGTAAAGAGACATTTTGATAATATTATAATCGAAGTTACATTTGACACATTTGACGCAGTTCAAGAAGAACACTATGTGAAAGTCGAAATAGGGTGGAAGTTGACCGGTGGTGTAGTTGATGTTAATTATACACAAATTGCATTAGCTAACGAAAAGATGGTTGGTTTACGAAACTACATTACAAATTATTCTGAATTTGCAAAAGTTTAACAATTTCTTAACATAGGGGGCTTGTATAAGTCCCCTTTTTTTATTATCTTTAACTTGTTAAAGAGAGATAAGTTATGATAATGAAGAACGAAAGATTCCAAGTGACCAACGAGCTAGTTGGTAAGTACATCAACCGAGTGTTGTTTTCAGATGTTGACCCTGTGGGTAAGATTGTAGGTATCAAAGGTAAGACCAAAATACTGATTCAGCCAGTTTACGCAAGTGAGAACAAAACCAAGATGGAATACATCCCAGGCGGATTCGCCGGACATTGTACTAATATGTACAACCAATCATATGAATTTTACGAAGATGGTGAGGTCTTTGAGGCCACTTTGAGTAAAACGGCTATGAAGAAACGATTTTGGTCAATCAACGAACATCCTCGTAAATTTTACGATTACAACTTCTAAAAGTTTAACAATTTCTTAACATTAGAAGTTTGGATATTAAAAAAAGATTTCGTACATTAGTACTGTAAGATTGAGAGTTAATAATTAAATAATGAAAAGTATGACTTACCAAGAGTTAAACCAAATGACCATCGAAGAACTACGAGTGTTAAACAACAAAGTAGTTGAAGTGATTAAGATTAAGAAAAGTGAAGTCGCCCTTGATGTTAAAGAATCACTTTATGTGGGTGCTAATGTTAAGGTTAACCACCCCAAGTTGATGGGTAAACAACTTCGTGTTGAAAAGATTAACCGAACCAAGGCCGTTCTTAAAGTCCTTAATGGGTTTGGTGGTTACACAGTTCCTTTGTCAATGATTGAAGTAGTAAAATAATCAGATATGGCTATTCTAAATAAACCCCAAACACGAGGTATTGAAATTGACCTCACCGGCCCTCAAGGTAACGCATTCTTCCTTCTTGGAACTGCTAAGAACCTGGCTCGCCAACTCGACTTCAATGAAAGTTTCATTTTGAATGAAATGAGAAGTGGTGATTACGAAAATCTAATCAAAGTATTTGACCACTACTTCGGTAGTGTGGTAACCCTTTATCGTTAAGATTATGATGAGTGGTAAACTTGATTTTCAAACTTTAAGTAAAATTGAGAAAGAGTTTGGTTCATTTGATATTGGGCAAGTTCATGGTGGTGGTAATCCAATCTACCTACGATTTGGATATTGGAATCGAGTTGATGTTGTTAAACTAGCCGAAATCATTGGTTATCGTGCTAATGTAATCGAAGAAGATTACTTTGATGATGATTGTGGTTGGAAATATTCATACTATCTAAAATAGTAGGTATGTGGTATCAGATAGAAATTGAAGCTGATAAATGGGAAGAACAACAAAAAGTTCTTCGTGATTTGGAAATCAACGAATAGTTTCGTATATTTGTCTTTGTGAAGATAGTAGATACAAACGAAAGATTAAGAAAGCATATTGTCTCTCTCTCCGAGAAGGTGTTGGTATTTCCCATTCTAACAAGTTTGGAGAAACACCCTCACCTTTCTCGTATATCGGCTATTTTAGTATCCGATGGGGTAACTGACCTCTTTGTCAATTATAACAACATAGACGCTAGCTGTGTAAGTGATACGATAGATTTCAGCCCATTCAAAGAAGTATGGGTAGTAGGTCTGAAAGACTTTTTACATCACTATGAGTTCCTACCTAATATGTATGACCTTGAAATGGGTCTATTTCACGAAGCGAGAGACTTTGATGTAGAGGAGAAACCCATCTACACTATATTCAGAAGAAGAAAAGCACCCAAAGCAAACGACCTCATACCAATTTGGAAACACTACGAACAATTCCAAGAGTGGAAAACGAAGTGGGATAACCTCACTCCATCCAAATTCAGCCAACTATACCCCAAAGGGTACAATTGGATAGAGACGAGTGGGCTTCATACCCCAACGGGTATAGAATACACCCAATATAATATGTTGACTACAACTTCACGACCTTCAAATGCATTTGGTGGAGTTAACTATGCCGCACTACCAAAAGATGGTGATGTTCGTAAGAGGTTTATATCACGATTTGAGGGTGGTAAATTATATCAACTCGACTTTGATGGGTATCACCCACGTTTGATTGGAAAACTTATAGGTGTAGACATACCATTGGATATAAAAGCACATAAATGGTTGGCTGACCAATATGGAGCAGACATCAAAGACGCCAAAGCAATTACATTCCGACAATTATATGGTGGGGTGCAGGATGAATACAAGCATATTCCATTTTTCAGTAAAACTGCAGAGTATATTGATTCACTTTGGAGTGAGTTTTTACTAAAGAGAGAGGTATTTACCCCAATTTTTAAAAGAAAGATAAAATATCACCAAGATTTAAACAAAAATAAGCTATTTAACTACATTCTCCAATCCGTTGAGACCGAACGAAACATACTTATAATCGAGAAATTGTCTAAAATGAGATTATCTCAACAGTCCTTACCAATCCTATACACATATGACTCAATTTTGTTTGATGTTCATTCTGATGATGGTAATGACTATGTAAAAAAGATAAAAGAGGTGATGGAGATGGATGGATTCCCTACCGATGTAGAATTTGGTGACAACTACAAAGATATGGTTAGGGTAAACCTTTAGATATTTATGGTTATGAAGAAACTTATCAATTACATAGCACAAAAAGTGTGGAACGAGGTCGGAGTATCCCTAAAAGAGGGTATTACTGAAGAAGAGGCATTAAAGGCCACCTTCAAAGTCGTTTCAGAAATCGTAGATGAAGAGTTTGCTGAAGCATATATCGTATCATTGTTAGAAGTTCAAGGTGCCAGCGGCGAAGAACCTGAAGTAGGTGATGAAAAAGACCTTGAAGATGAAAAACTTGGTATGATGACCCAAGCTGAAAAAGATGCTCAAAAGAAAAAATTAGAACTTGATGAAGCCGATGGTGATATTCAATCAGTTCTCAATAGTAAGATAACAAATCCAGATACGGGTAGACAAATTAAGGTAAGTTCAGGCCTATCTTATGATAAAAATTCCGGTGGTTACCAAGCCGCAAAGGCAAAAATGAAAGATTCTGGTATTTCGGATGATGATATTGAAAAAGCAACTACCACATCAACCGATGATACTAAATCCACATCCAAGTCAGAACCACAAGCAAATGGATATGTTGGTGATAAGGATAAATCGTTAAAACAAGGTGACCCTACAAAAACCGAAACATATTCAATGGATTTACCACCAGATGAAGCTGATTTCCAAAAAAGAAATGCTAAATTTGCTAATCCAACCCCACCCGAATCATATAAGATGCCAGACTTTATGAAGAACAATCCAAAGTTCCCTAAAAAGTATCTGACCGCATTAGAACGAATGATGAATACTCAACCAAAAGGTGATGCTACTAAATGGCAACATTATAGTGACATTGCTGGTGGCGCAGGTCAAATTTCCGCACAAGCCGGTGAATTGATGACCATGATGGGTGCTACTATGAGTGATAAAGAATGGGGTGAATTCAGTAACTCACTCCTTCAACACGAAGCTTCTCTAAAAGAGAATCATCCTGATGTCTTTATGAAAAAAGATGCAAAAACTGGTAAGTACAAAGACAATCCTGGTTCAAGAGTTGTTGATGGTTCTTGGGTTAAAGCCGCTACTCAAAGTAGAAAGGCAATCAAAGACCGACTTTTGAAACAATATGGTGAGGGTACTGAAATTGTAGCTGGTGCTTGGGATACTGAAGCTGATGTTGAAGCAATGGGTATGTCAAATTACAATGATAACAAAGGGTTCTCAACCGATATGTACCTAAAGGTGAAAACGCCAAATGGTGAACAAGTATTAGATGAGGTGTCTTTGAAGAAATCAACTAATGTAAACTTTTTAAATTCAGGCGCAGGTAAATTTAACGAATGGGACCCTGATTTACCAGATGAAATCAATCCATCGGTATATACTCAAAAAGCAAGAGAGCGAAACATCTCGTATGTATCACGAAATAGAGCTAAACTTGAAGAGTTGATGAAATCGCCAAAGGGTAAAGAAATTAACGCAGTTTTAAAGTCAAAGAAATTAACCCTTGACCAAGCTTTAGAAGGTAACTCACGAGATAAACAAAAAGTTTTATGGACTGCTATCAATTCATTAGCTAAAGCTGGTGACAAATCTGCAAGTGAAATCGTAGATAGAGATGATAGGGAGCATAGAGAGTTCCAAGAAAATTCAGTAAAAGCAATTACTGAAAACCCAAAGATGAAAGAGGGTATGTTAAGTGAAATTCGTTCAGAATTCCCTCTTAAAGCAGTTTCCGAAGGTGAAGAGACAATGGCTATTGGCCCTTACTCATTGGATAAAGAAACTATGAAAACTATCTTTGGTACTGATGATTATGATAAATTAAAAGAAAATCTTGTAGCAGAATCAAGTCCAGAGGGCCCATTTGTTGGATATCGTATCCAATCTTCAGGTGAAGTTTTTAAAGTAGCAGATATTGTTATTAGAGAAGATGGCCGTGGATATGGTGGTCAGTTTAAGTTTGAAATGAAACTGAATCAAAAAGGATTTGCTAACCAACTTCGTAAAGCGCAATCCGAAGTATACGGATAACACGGGAGATATGAGTGAGAACACAATTATTATGTACCTTCACAAATGAAGGGCAATTTGAACAAGTTATTGCTACGATATTTAAGTCGTTTGAATTATTCAGTCGTAAGATATTCGTATTAAAATTAGACCCATCCAAAGAATTGGTGATAAGTTATAATATTATTCCAAATTCATCAACAAAGTTCTTACCATCAACCATTATGGTTCATCGTAAGAAAGAGTCAAACACCATGTACACTATTAACGCATTGAATAGATTGATTGTTGATGAGAATGGGTCAATGGATAAAACATACCAAGTAGATTGGGAAAAATATCGTAATTCAGTAATCCTAACCGATGGTGATGGATATAAGGTAATGAAGACAAGTTTGTTCCGAATTATTGATGTTAATTAACCCCAGCACCATATTTATACCAGTAGTACAACTACAAATTGAAGATTGAAAAAAATATTTTGAAATACATTTGGAATTGTCACCCAAATGTTGTATATTAGTGACAAGTTTAACAATTAACAATTAAAAAAAGGAAATTATGGCTATTGATTTAAACGCAATCCGTAACCGTCTGAACACCCTTCAGACAAAAGTAACAAAAACCGATAATTTGTGGAAACCACAACCCGGTAAACAACAAGTAAGGATTCTCCCTTACGTTCACAACACAGCAAACCCTTTCATTGAACTTTACTTCCATTTTGACTTTGGTGGTAAAAACATCATTTCTCCGATGTCCTTTGGTGAGGCTGACCCTGTTGTTGAATTTGCTGACAAGTTAAAAGCAACTGGTAATCGTGATGACTATCAACTTTCTCGTAAGTTAACTCCAAAGATGCGTACTTACGTTCCTGTATTGGTTCGTGGTGAAGAATCTGAAGGTGTTAAGTTTTGGGGATTTGGTAAAAACGTATACCAAGAGTTGTTGGGATTCTTCGCAGACCCAGACTATGGTGATTTGACTGACCCTGTAAATGGTCGTGATATCACAGTAGAATTCAAAACTGCTGCTGAATTGGGTAAGTCTTACCCCGAAACTTACATTCGTGTAAAACCTAACACATCTCCTGTTTCAGAAGACAAAAACATTTTGGAAGTTGCTAAAGACCAAATTGAACTCCCATCTATGTTCAAACGTGTTTCTTACGAAGAAATGCAAGGTATGTTAGAACAATGGTTGGAAACTGGTAAAGTAGAAGACACGAAACAAGAACCTGTTGCAGAAACTTCTCAACCAACACAAGCTACTTCACCTGCTGGAAACGTGAAGGAAGCATTTGATGACCTATTTAACGACTAATTAGATTATGGCAAAGAAGAAGGAAAGTTCTCGTGATGAACTATCTTCAATCCTAGCCGACAACCTCAACAAGAAGTTTAAGTCCGCCCACAAGGTGGCTTTCTTCTTGGATGGGGAGGAAGTTACTCCAACCGACTTAAATGAGTGGGTATCAACGGGGTCTCCTATGTTGGATTTGGCAATCTCAAATAGACCAAATGGTGGATTGCCAGTAGGTCGTATTACCGAGATTACAGGATTAGAAGGTAGTGGTAAATCGCTACTTGCAGCTCACGCAATCGCAGACACTCAAGCAAAGGGTGGACTTGGAGTCTATATTGACACCGAAAATGCCCTCAACCAAGAGTTTCTTGAAGCTATTGGAGTTGACATTAAGAAGATGTTATATGTTCCATTAGAAACAGTAGAAGACATCTTTGAAGCAATTGATTCAATCATTGAGTCAGTTCGTTCTTCTGACAAAAAGAAATTGGTTACAATCGTAGTAGACTCCGTTGCAGGTGCATCTACTAAAGTTGAGATTTCAGCCGATTATGACCAAGCCGGTTACGCAACTCAAAAAGCCATCATTATTTCGAAGGCAATGAGAAAGGTAACTAATCTTATTGGTAGAGAACGAATCTCACTAATTTTTACAAATCAATTGAGAACTCGTATGGGTGTGTCGTTTGGTGACCCTTGGACAACGAGTGGTGGTAAGGCAATTGCTTTCCACTCATCGTGTAGATTGAGACTGAAACAAATGGGTCAGTTAAAATCTAAAGTAGGTGGTGTAGACCAAGTGGTTGGTATCAAGACTCGTGCTCAAGTGGTTAAGAATAGAATGGGGCCACCACTCCGTTCGGTAGATTACGATATTTACTTTGATAGAGGTATCGATAATTATGGTTCTTGGTTACAAATGATGAAGAGTTATAAACTGATTGACCAAAGTGGTGCTTGGTACACTTATGTAGATAAA